CTGACTCGTGTGAATCAGGATGCCTACCGCTCCACCTATTTCGGCAAGATCTCGACCGATCGGGACGTACAGCTCGAAGTGAGCCATTCGTTTCCGAAAGATCGGACTGTGCCTGGTGTCGAATCGCATCTGGTGAAGATCACCATCAATTACTATTCCAACACTGACGGTAAGTTGATTCGTACCGAACGTGTCTGGACAGTAATCGAGACCCGGAATGGAATCCAGGTCGATGCTGCTTCGAAGTCGACCTATGAGCTCCTCACGGAGTTCATGTCGTCTGGTGTGCAGGATCAAGTTCTACGCCGGGAATCGTAAGATTACCGGTACTTGATAGATGTAGGGGAATGTTGCGTAACCCTTAAGAAAGGCTACCCAATATGTCCAACGTGAACAAGCATGTCGCCCTATCTCCTCTCTACGCGCTTCTCCGCGACGTAAAGAGAGAATTGCCGACATGCAACCATGTTTCTCTACTCCAAGACATGGAGATTCTCAAGAGGCGCGTAGCCTCTAGAGGTCTCACTGTCATCATGGATGACTTGCCAACTCTTGGCAAGCTTTACGATAAGGGTTTATCTTCCGAGTACTTTAATTGGAAGATGGTCCCCCACTCGCTCCGTGATGGAGATCGCTGTCTCTTTTCAGCGATTATAGAGTGGTCGTTCAGGAAGGAAGGGGCATTCATTGACCCCGACCCTACTGTCGTCTTTCTGACACGGTCTATCTTGTACCTCTTTAAGAAGGTTGAGATGGATGCGACAGATAAGGCGCGTCAGTCAGCTATTAACGATTTCGTTAGTACTGACAACGATTGCCGTTGGCCTAGTCTTCCCTGGAATGATGAGAACCCTCAGATTTTCGAGTCTGAGTTCTACTCAAGAAAGCAACTCGCTTTCTCCGAACTGGATGAAACCAGTCGTCTTCTCAGGATACTTGACTATGTTACCCGGTGGATCGTCCCTCAGTCACGTTATATTGACTGGGATGACTACAGACCAAAACATGGGCCCGGTGCGGTCTCTGACCTGTCAACTGGAGAGGATAAATACTCCTTTCCAAATTGGCCCCAGAAGTTATCCTGGGTATTCCCTCCGAACGGCTGGGCGAGTCACTTGCACGATAGTGCAGATGACAGCCTACCCGATAGTTGGGGAGTAACTCAAGCTTCGAAGCTTATTGTGTCCCAAAGACACTATCGAAGCCTAGAGTTATTGCGTCAGAGCCAACAGCTAACCAATACTGCCAGCAGGCGGTCATGCAGTACCTTCGTACTAACATGACCGAATTCGGGCGGTGTATGGTTAATTTCCATGATCAGGAACCATCACGAGTACAGGCCTTATCGGCCTCGAAACATGGTGATAGAGCAACTGTCGACTTGTCGGCAGCCTCCGACCGCTTAACATGTTGGGTTGTTGAACGATTCTTTCGTCACAACACCGACTTGTTGTTTGCACTGTATTCCTCTCGGACTACAGCTGTAGATTGCGGTCCCGATCATGGGACTATCCATCTGAGCAAGTTTGCCGCGATGGGTAGCGCTGTTACTTTTCCTGTTCAGTCTCTTGTATACGCAGGTGCTGCTCTAGCAGCTGTGCTATATGAGAGAGGACTTGAACCTGAAGAGTGCAGTTATCAACGGATGGCTGATGCCACCATTGATATCCAGGTGTTCGGGGATGATATCATTATCCCCGTACGTGCATGTCGCTACCTTGAGGAGCTTCTCGCCTTACTAGGCTTGAAGGTCAATGAGTCCAAAACACACAAGCACGGATTCTTCCGTGAATCGTGTGGTATGGATGCATATAAAGGGTTCGAAGTGACCCCTCTGTATCTTCACTCATTGTTTCTCAAGGACAAGGGCCTCGCCAAGTTACCTTCGTGGGTAGAAGTTAGTAATAACGCCTACCGCATGGGACTGTGGTGCCTATCCGAATGGATGGACAACCGAGTACCACTTTCACTAGTAAAACTGTTACCAGTTACACGAAGTAACCTTGGGTGTGTCCGTCTCTTTACGTTCAACACAGCAAACCAACTGATGCCGAAAGGCAGAAGGTGGAATGCGGAGCATCAAACGCTTGAATACCGTGTTATAGGTATACAAGTGACGCGGACAGTAGAGAGGCGTAACGACTGGAAAGACCTCCTTCAATATTTCATTGAAGGGCGTAAAGGTGCGAGAAGTATTTCGTACCTTGACCCAGCTTTGACAAAGGTGGGCCGTCTTTCCGGTTACCGGACAAGAGTTGTCGTCCGGTGGGTTTCAG